GATTTCATTTATCTCTCCTAAGTAATACGATAGAATAAATAAAAGCAATAGAGCCAACTAGTAGCCATGTCGGGATATCTATACCGACACCATTAGGCCATAGCCCGTTAATGTATAGCGAAAAGTATTCGCTGTCTAATAATAATTCTAAGTTCATTATTCGTATGCCTCCCAATCTAATGTTAATTCTTTCTCGATTATTTCATCAAGGCTTACGATATCGCTATCGCTAATCGCCTCAGCGTTAATCTTATCTAACGCCTCTTCTTCATCTAGATAGACATAAGCGTCTGCTATATCCGCTTGGATAGTATCCCATTTAGTCATCATTACTTGACCTCCACTTCTCTTACATTGTAAGTAAAACCCTTACCGAGTTTATTTAGTTCAGCGATTACCGCTAATAAGTCATCAGCACTTTCAGCCTTATTGCCTACTGATAGCAAACTGCCACCCTGCCATAGTGAGTATGTTATTGTTATTTTCATTTTCTGTCCTTCTTTCGTTAGGTTGTTCATTAAGGTAAGACTATCATTAGCGACCGACATTATCAAGCCGACACGCTAGGGGTAGAGTGTGAGTTGCCTCACATCTCCGATTTATTAGCCTCATGGTAGGCAAGGGTTATGCCCTCACCATACTCGGACACTAGGTCATCATAGACCTCATCTAGATAGTTAAGGTAATCAGACATTACATCACCCAACTTTCCTGAGTGTAAGATAACCACTCACCAAGGGTCATTAAGCCCTTGTATTCTTTACATTTACCGCAAAACATTTCGCTTGCGTAGTCTGAGCAGAAAGCGCAGACAATTAGATTAGCCTCATCGGCTCGGACATTAGAGAGAGTAATCTCTCGGATTAGTGTAGTCATTTTAACTACCTTTCTTAGTAAGACTTTCTTACTTTCTTTATACTATAATCCTAGCAGGGGGGTCTGACATTTAGGGGGGTTACTCGCTAGTATTGTTAAACTATTTTTGTGAGTTACACCACACTCACGCTCAAGGTCATTTATATATGGGCGGACTATATAGACAAAACGGACATTTAAAATATGTGTATCGTACATATTAAAAATTTATTAACATTTTGTGAAAAAGTAAATCGCATAGTACCGTAAGCTGTGCGGCGGCCCCTTAATGGTATAATTTAATTATGAATAATATTTATATTGTTGGTGACTGCCATTTATCTAGGGCGCATGAGCATTACGATATTTCAAAATATGAAAAGAAGTTTATTATTTGGGGTACTGCTGGAGCCAAAGCATTTGACTTTAATATTAGTAGACTAAAAGAAGAAAATGCCATGTCCAGTGGACTAGAAAAAGAAAGATCCTATAAGCATAATCCAATTCCATTTTCGGAAATAAAAGATGACGGCGTAATTGCCTTTTGGATCGGATATGTAGACATTAGAACTTTTCTTTCTAGATACGATAATGCCGATGAAATAGTAAAAATATTTATTGATGATGTGAAAAATAATTTTCCGAATTCTAAAGTAGTTATTATAGAACCTTTACCACAGTTTACTGAAATGCTTTTAAAATTTGAGGGGATTAGCCCATACTATACGTACGAGCAAAGGCAATATCAAAATTCTCTATTTTTACATGCTCTAAGAAAATATTCAAAAGAAGCTGGATTTGATATTGTGGTTACCCAGGAAGAAATACTAGATACCCTGGAAGTAGGAAAGCTTTGGGACACAATGGCTCATAATGATGCTCCGCATCCAGCAGATGGATTAAAACCTAGGTACATGGCAAAAATATGGAACCTATTTTCAGAAAAATTAATCAGTATTCCTTATAACAAGTAGTACTCCACTAGGAAGTATAGAAGTACTGATATTGAGCTTCTTAGCAAAGAATTCTTTTGCCGCCATAGCCGCCCCAGATGCAAAACCATTATGCATATCTACCATTACCGCTCCACCAGGAATTACTTTATCCCATAAAGACTCTAATGTTGCTTTTGTTGGTTCATAAAGATCTACATCTAGAGAAAGCAAGGATATTTTTTCTACCTTATCAAAATTGTCTGGCACCCAGCCTTTCCAATATTGTATATTGTTAAAACTAGATAGAGTTTCTTGGCATTTTTCTAAAGTTGTTACAAAAGTATTTTCTAAGTAGTACTTATTGTCATTTTCTGTAACCTTAGAGTTACCTTCAAAAGAATCAAATAGGTGTAGGGTGGTTTTACAACCCTTTGCCATATAGTAAGCCTGCTCTCCCATATATACACCTACTTGTACAAAGTCAGCGGGTAGGCTAGAAAACATATTAGAGGCATGCCATAGGCTATAGTATCTTCCAGGTATCTCTTGGTATTCAAGAAGTGCGTATGGGTTATTTATGTTATCTGTCCATTTAGAAAAACCAATATCCTTGAGCTCCTGAACCTGTTTCATGAAATCTGGACTTATATTATTGATTCTATTTTCATATGTGAATTCTAGATCTGGATTCATTTTTGGTACAAGGAATTCATCAATATTCATATCTGTATAGTAGCATATATATCTTAGTCAACTAGGATATTTTATGATATTGATATATATTCTAGTCAACTAGGATAATATATAGTATAATAGATATTATGAATAATGTAATAGTGCCTCAAGAATGGCCAAGAAGGAAAAAAGTAAGATTTATTTTTACTGTAGTGTTAGCCGTAATAGTGCTATTTATAATTACGCTATAGGAGGCAAGATGATCCATCATGTTGCAGAACATGTTCTAAAAGCTAAATTGCAAGATTTGCCATTCTCTGTTTTAAAAAATGCGGTGGGCAATCCACCATCTAAACAAGATTTTTTAAATTATCTCAATGTAGATATCATGACAAAATCAAGAATACCTATACCACATAAGGATCTTCATAATTTTCCAGAATGGGAAGATATCAGAAAAAATTTAAGTAAAATTTATGGCAATATAGAAACTGATTACAATAGCATAATGCAAACTAGTGAAGAAGCTGTAGGATCAATACATGCAAGCATGCACCATGATTTATCTGATGTAATACATTTGAATTGTTACGGCAGGGTGGAGTGGCTACTTGTTGATCCATATGAATTTAGGAATAATAAGAATCGATCTGAAATAGAAACTAGGGTTATACTAGAACCTGGAGATCTGTTGTATATGAGAGCACAGACTCTTCATGAGACAATACCATTGACTGAAAGAGGATCATTGATTTTTATGAATTTGCCTTATAATGATGATGAAGAGATTCCTCTTGATAGAGATAAGCAAAGAGAAGAATTTATTGAGTATATTGAAAAGGGGGTTATTCCTAGTGAAGTTAGACCCAAAGCTACAAGACATTTATAATAAACTAGTTATCAGTTCTTTGATAATTATGTCTGCATATATTGCACTTATTATTTTAATGTAAAAAAACGGGGGAGATAGGTGAAACCTAACCCTATATACCATAATCACCTATATACTACATATACATATATAAGCATACCAATCTTAGTATAACTGTACTGGAGTCATTTGGGTCAATTGGGTCTAAAAAATTCTATAAGGCTGTTTTAATCATCTTTGGACCATATGGGTCAATAATCTATCTACTTGGCTCTATGATACCTTCTAGGCCTTCTTAGATATATCTGAGATCATATCTATGGTCTATATTTGATACTAGGGATATTGCTGTATATGGTTAAAATGTTTCACATGAAACAATTGGTCTTCTATTTCCGCCGCACTTTTTCACTTTTTCACTTTTCGCACTGTGCTATTTTGATCTATATATTATTAATCGTTATGATAATATGGGAATGCTTCTGCAAGCTTAGGTCCCTCTAATCCAGAAGCCTTGTATTCGTTGATGCGATCTCTGCTAAATTGCGGATTTTCTTTTAATGGGGTTCCCCAAATAGCAATAGGTCCTTTTATTTGTTCTAAATACTCTGGAGTTTTGTAGTTATAAAATGTTCCAGGGTTGTCTTCTGCTTTAAGAATAAAGTTTGCAAATGCGTATCTTGCACCCCTAGTTACTTTTTTAACTCCATGTGCGTGTGGGCTAAATGCACCATGAATAACCAAATCTCCTCTTTCTGGTTTTATAGTAAGAGCTTTGCTGTGATCATCAAGACCAACAGCATCTTGTCTATTTCCATCTTTATTAATATTTATATAAAATACTTCTCCGCCCTCAAAGTCTCCAAAATAAGCCACTAGTCCAAAGTCTAAAGAACAACAGGTCTTCCAGATATCAATTTGAGACAATAGCTCACACTTGTTTTTTCCTGGTGAGTCTGAGTGAATAAACATTCCTAGCTCAGCTTCGTGATCTTCTGTAACCACTAAAACATTTTGTTGTGGATGCATCACATATTCTGGGTATAACAATTCACTAGCTTTTTCCCAAATTGCAAGTATGCCTGGGATGGGAGGGCTTGTTTTATCTGCATACCAGTTTATAAGAGTATCCTTGTATACGTCGCTATTTGCTTCTATTTTGGGACTGACTGCATTTTCAATAACCTTGCACTCTTCGTCGGTATAAAATCCTTTAAATAAAAATACTCCACTTTGAGTTCCGTAATCGTCTGGGAAATAAGAAACTTTAATGCAATCTTCTCTGTCGTAAAACACTATTTACTTCCTTTGCGAATAAATACCTTTTTTAAAAATTCAAAAAGGGGATTATGGAAAAATATTTTTTCAATTTTTGATTGAATTCGGAGCTCATTACTTTCATTCTTATAATGATCAGTTTGAAAGTATGGGTTATACATTTGTTTAGAAAAATGTCTTGGGCTCATACAGTAATTATAACACAAACAGGCTTAGTAGAGGGCGGACTCTAAGTAAGCCTGTCTGCTTATTTCGCTAGACTTGCTAGTGAAATTCTTATTTATTTTATAAGGTTTCTTCTGGAGAATATGAAGGAACGGGACCTAACAAAAATCCTTGTTCATGATATTCAATAAGCTTTCCAGTTTTTTCAGGATCTGCTTTGTTGGCCATAATCGTTAACATATCATAAATCCTGTGAAGCATAATATAGTTAACCATTGGTAAATTTTCTTCAATATTTTGAGACTCTTCTGGACTATCCGTCATTCTTCTCCTTTTTTGCTTTCCCAAAACTTTTCCCTGCCCATTGCATCGGTCTCTATGATCGGCATAGATTCAAAAAAAAGTTCTTCAGATTGCGTCATTTACTAATTGTACTATTTCGTTGTATTTTTGTAAACCTAAATTATTTTTATAATTACATTCTAAGCAATACAAAAATATTTCATCTTCTCCGTCTCCATTGCAAAAGAGAAGGCCCTGGTCCAGTGGGCACTCAAGCTTTGGGACCAGGCCTTCCTGTGATAAAGAGATATATTTAGATACGTATTGTATCTTTTTCAATTGTGCTCCTTATTATTTAGGGAACTCTGGAATGAGATTCCTGGCCTTGCCTGTTGAGGCAGACCATGATGACCAATTCTCTCCGCCTTTGGTCATATAGTACGTTATCTCTGCGTTTGTTACTGGATCAAATAATTCCTTATTTGAAACTAATTTAAATTTTTCTAATCTGTCTATACCAAGTTCCCCCAGCATATTAATTTGAAAAATTCCATAAGATTTATCTCCAGTCTTGTGGTTGTCGTTTAAAGCCATCGGTCTCCCGTTAGACTCTACACGAGCAACAGCCCAAGCTGTTTTTAAAGCAGTTCCTTCAAATCCTACAGCCCATAATAAATCTTTTAAATCTTCAGGCGCAAGCATTTCAGAACTACTATAAGTTTCATTGCTGAACTTATTTATTATTTCTCTTTTTAGTTGTTTTTCGGTTTTTTGTATTTCTACAGTTAAAGCTTGAGAAGCCGTAGGTCCTGGCTGAACGGAAAATAAAAATAGCACTGCTAATCCTATTGCCGTCCAGTTATGAACTACATCGCTCAAACTTCTTTTGATTCTCTCCATTGGCATTCCTCCTTTAGAGATAACGAGGTTTAATCATACCATTAACATCAAATACATGTCAATTGGCAAAATGTTGACAAAACAAATTTTATAATGTTATACTTACGAAGGTTTCGGGGTTACACTGAAGAACTCAATATGCCAGATAATTTATTTCGCATAATCTTAAGTTTATCCTTCCTATTTTCTAGAAAATAAAAATCTAGGGGGTAGGGGGGTTTGCTTAAAAAATCTAATTTCCAGATAACTAATATAAAATACTAATCATATACTATAGAATTACAGTTAACTAAAAAAAATATTAAAAGCTGTTATAGAAAAATTTATTTGATATACTTACATACTAATAAAAAATAAACAAAGAAACTGGTGCTATTAAAAATGTCAAATACTATTGCTAATCCATATGAAAATTTTATTGCCTTATCCAGATATGCAAAATGGGTAGAATCAGAGGGTCGAAGAGAAACTTGGAAAGAAACAGTAGATAGATATTTTTCTTTTATAACAAATCATTTAGAGCAAAACCATAGTTATATTCCAAATGAAAAGCTTGTTGCGGAATTAAAAAAGTTTGTATTCGAAAGAAATGTGATGCCTTCCATGAGATCTGTAATGACCTCTGGACCAGCTTTAGAAAGAGATAACGTTGCTGGATATAATTGTGCTTTTTTGCCAGTAGATTCCCCTAGGTCATTTGATGAAACCATGTATATTCTTATGTGCGGTACTGGAGTTGGTTTCTCTGTTGAATATAAATACATTAATAAGCTTCCTGCCGTACCAGAATCTTTAGAAAAATCAACTACGGTTATTACAGTAGAAGATTCAAAGCAGGGTTGGGCAAAAGCGTATCGTGAATTACTTGCTCTACTTTGGTCTGGGCAAATTCCAGCTATAGATGTTTCTAAAGTTAGACCAGCGGGGGCAAGACTTAAGACAATGGGTGGAAGATCATCTGGACCCCAACCGCTTATAAATCTTTTTGATTTTACTATTGCAAAATTTAAAAATGCTACTGGCAGAAACCTTAAACCAATTGAATGTCACGACATTATGTGCAAAATTGGTGAAGTAGTCGTAGTTGGTGGAGTTAGGAGATCAGCAATGATTTCACTTTCAAATATTAACGATATAGAAATGGCACAAGCAAAATCTGGAAATTGGTGGGAGCAAAGTTCACAACGTGCATTGTCAAATAATTCTGTAGCATACTCTCGTAAACCAGAAATGGAACAATTTATTGCTGAATGGAAATCTGTATACGATTCAAAATCTGGAGAACGTGGAATATATAATGTTGCTGCAGCACAAGCCCAAGCAGCTAAATTTGGTCGTAGAGACCCAGAAATACATTACGGAACTAATCCCTGTTCAGAGATTATTTTGCGTCCTTATCAGTTTTGTAATCTTTCAGAAGTTGTACTACGTGAAAATGATACAAAAAAAGATATTGAACGCAAGGTAGAACTTGCAACTATACTTGGAACTTGGCAGTCTACTCTTACTGACTTTAAGTATCTTCGTAAGATATGGAAAGACAACACCGAAGAAGAAAGACTGCTTGGAGTTTCACTTACAGGGCAATTTGGACATAAGTTTATGTCTGGAAAAGAAGATCTGGTTGGCCTTGAAGTATTTTTAATGTCGATGCGTGACAAAGCAAGAGAAACCAATAAAGAAGAATCAAAAAAGATTGGTATACCAGAGTCCGCAGCTATTACATGCGTAAAACCTTCTGGAACAGTATCTCAATTAGTTGGAGTATCTTCAGGAATGCATGCTTGGCATTCTCCATACTACATTCGTACAGTACGTGGCTCAAAGGGAGATCCAATATCTACATTTTTAAAGGAAGTTGGGATTCCAGTAGAAGATGATGTAATGAAACCAAATGACACTTATGTATTTTCTTTTCCAATAAAAGCACCAGAGGGTGCAATAGTTAGAAATGACTTAACAGCAATTGACCATTTAAATATTTGGTTAGTTTACCAACGTGCATGGTGCGAACATAAACCTTCTATTACAGTATCTGTTAAAGAAGATGAGTGGATGGAAGTAGGTGCATGGGTTTATAAAAATTTTGACGAAGTGTCTGGTATTTCATTCTTGCCTCATTCAGAACACACATATAGGCAAGCTCCATATCAAGAAATTTCAAAAGAAGAGTATGAGGATTTGGTAACAAAAATGCCTAAAGATATCCGCTGGCAAGATTTGTCTTTTTATGAAACCGAAGACGGCACTTCCCCATCAGCCACGCTTGCCTGTAGCTCAGACGGCAATTGCGAACTTGTGGATATATCCTCTTAATGGTAGAATTATAGAATTGGGTAAAACCAAAATTCATGGGCAAACCCGCCCACGAGGAGATGATATAAAATGGCTATCAAAAAATTTGATAAAGCTGATTTAAATAAAGATGGGAAAGTAACTATGCAAGAGCAAATCTTAGCAGCACTTGGAACATACGGAAGAGCATTCTTGGCAGCAGCCACCGCTCTATATATGACTGGCAATACAAACCCAAAGGATTTAATTGCGGCTGGAGTAGCAGCAATTGCCCCAGTAATTTTAAAGGCTTTAAGCCCAAGCAATAAAGAATTCGGATTTATCGCTAAATAATTATTAGTTGATTAGAAACCTCCCTGTGCTAAAATATGGTACAGGGAAGTTTTATTTTAGGGGTAAAAAATGGCAGCTCAAAAAAATTTTCAAGTTGATGAAAATTCAACATTTAGCTTTGAAGTTCAATATCTTGATGAAGATAACGAGCCAATTCCCCTACATTCATTTACTGCAAAAATGCAGGTTAGAGATACACAGGGTGGAAAAAAGCTAGCATTTACTTTATCAAATATAGATGGACTTTATATAACCCCAGTAACTGGCAAAATAACAGTATCAGTTTCTCCAGATAGAACAAAAAAATTATTTTATCCAAAATCTGCATATGATTTAGTAATTATTGATCCAAGTAATAATGTAACAAGACTTTTAGAAGGATATTTAACACTTAACAGGGCGGTAACACTATAATGGCAACCCGTTTAATTGTTACGGAAAATAATCCTCTTGTAGTAGTAAGAGCCTCAGGATCCCCTGGAAGAACAATTGTCAGCGGAGCTGGAAACCCATCTGATACATTAGGGGTACCAGGCGATTTTTATTTTGATACAATTTCAACAAGATTCTGGGGTCCAAAGTCAAATTCAACCAATACATGGAATATCCTACAGAGTTTTATTTTAGACAAAAAGGTATCATTTCTTCACTCTTGGGAATTAGCTCAGCTATCTGGGCCTTTAAATGGGGTCTATTCTTTAGAGATAAATCACAACCTTGGGTTTCACCCAAACGTTACGGTCATGTCTAGCTCAGGAGACGTATTGGAAACGGGAATAGACTATAATAGTATTAATAAAATTACGCTGACAATGGCACAGCCGTTTTCGGGGACAGCATATCTGTCATAAGGGAGAAGGATAATGGCAAAAAAGTTTTTAGTTAGTATTGATCTCAATAAAAATGAGTTACTCAATGCTAGAATACAAAATCTCGGAACAGCACCATCAAATCCAGTATCTGGTCAATTATACTACAACAATTCTACAAACATTGTTTACTTCTGGAATGGCTCCGAGTGGATATCTACCTCTGGCTCACTTGAAGTTATCCAAGATGCAATTGGTGCATATGTTGAAGGTGGCGTAGGGTTAAGCAAGTCATATAACGATACAACTGGCACAACAACCATAGATTTAGATAATACAGCAGTAACAGCAGGCACATACGGATCAATTACAAAAGTACCAACATTTACAGTAGACCAACAAGGTCGTTTAACATCAGCAAGCGATACAAATTTAGTTATACCACTTAATACGCAA